TTTTAGCTTCCTTGCCATCCTTGCAATACCACCATTCCCAATACTTCTTTTTTGCTGCAGCCTTAAGCTCAGCCTTATTCATAATTCCATTTTTAGCTGTATCTGATATTCCTTCACCTTTCTCCTTATGCAACCTTTTTTGTGCTCTTTTCTCGGTCCTTTACAAAAAACGCAGCGCTTGTAATCCCAATTACCAAACACCATAAACTCAGGCACTTTATCAATCGCCTCAACCAGCTCTATCCATTCCACCGTCACATCTTCGGGGAGGTATCATCAATGCCCTCCGGCTCGCCAGTGATCGGGTCGATATCGATCCCGCCAGGACGGCCAGGACCGGCAGGCCCGTCAGGTTTTCCAGTACCGTAGTATTTGGGGGGTGGAGCCTTGGCACCCCTGGCCAGTAGCTCCTCGATATCCACCACCTCTCCGGCAAAGCGGTAAGATATTCGCATCAATTCCTGATCGTCAATCAGCCCACGGTCCCGCAGAGCAGCGAACCCGCCAATTATCGTAGTCGCAGCCGCAGCCAGGGCAGCATTATCACGCGCCGAGATATCGGTTCCAGTAACCTTGATCTCCTCTGTGACGTTCACCATCCGATCGTAGAATTTCCGGCGCTTAATAGACATTCTCGCCAGGTCTTCCAGCATCCACAGGAAGAACTCTTGTCGTTGCTGCAGGTGCCGGAATGTGGGACCGCCGGCGCTTTCGGCAGTTGTTCGGGTTGAGCTTTCGGGCTCGGCCAGGAAGTGCATCGGATACCCGGCCCCAACCGCCACCATCTTCTTAAGTGCCAGCCCATCCTCCGAGGCTTCGAAGCTCGCCAGGTTAGGCGCGATACACTTCCATTCCTCGCTTTCATCAGTGACGAGAACGGATCCGGGATTGGGAGGATTGCGGTTTAGCTCTGACTGGCGTTCAAGCTTTTCGGCCTGCGAGGAGAAGCGCGCCCGCACCCAGAACACAAACGTGTTGCGGTATCGGTTAAGCCGCGCCCGGTCTTCCAGCCATGACGCATACCGGGTCAGCCAGCGCAGCATCGGCGCCAGATCCGACTCCCCATGCTTGGCGCCCACCGGCCGGTTAACCGCGTAGTGCAGCATCACAGTTTCGAATTCTCCGGTCTCATTTGGGTTATCATCATTCGGATCATAGATCGGCCAGCGCCTGCCTTCCATCAGCCCTTCACTTGATCGGGTTTGGCTCGTATAGTCAGGCGTCGGCTTTTCTACTATTACCAGCTCCTGGTCGAGGTCGTTATCCGCTGTCTCGATGCTCAGAATGTCCGCTGCAGGAACCGCCCGCAGATAAGACATGCCAGCCTGATCAGTAGCCACTACAATAAACAGCTCACCGGCCCGGGAAAGTTCGTCGCACCACTCATAGACGCGAATCGGCATCCGGTTAAGCCGGTGATCCCACCATTCTTCGAGAAATTTATTGGTCCTGTCATGGTTGCTCTCAATCCCAATCCCACCACCAACCACATACTGGGTCATCATGCCCACAATGCGCCGGGCGAGCGGATTGACGCGCCATGCTTCGAGGGCATCCGCCAGGACCTCATCCCGATCGTAGCCATGCCGGTCGCGTGGATAAGTAGACTTCGAGTAAAGCAGGTCCCGACTGTCATCAAGCGCGCGCACAGCCAAATCCACTTGCTCGGTTACTTCCTGATCAATCCATCTTCCAAATAGTCGCTTAAGCATTGTTCAACCACACAATCAGCCAGGCAAACAAGATCCCCATCAGGAAACCACCCAGGACAAAAGCTCCATAGGCAATAATTATTTCGGGATTGTAGTCTTGTCCCCGATCGTATTTATCGGGGGCATCCATCTCGTTCATTTTTAGCTCCTTTAGAGCGCGAAGGCGCAGGGGTAGCCGCGCAGAATTCCGCTGACATCTGTGTCGTAGTAGTAATGCAGCACATATCGGGAGTCGTAATAGACCATCGTGGTCGGTGCCTGGGTCCCACCGTCGGGACAGATTGGGCTGCGATCGGAATCAGTCCAGGTCGTGAGATTGGAACTGGTTGCAATGCCGGTCTTCCAGACGCTATTGACCACGCCATGGTAGAACAGATAATATGTCGCACCGATCTTAACCAGGTCATCCGGGACCAGAGTCGTGGATCCCCACTTACAGTCCACTGCAGCCATGACCGGATTCGTGGCCTCAGCCACCCATGTCGCACCATCCGCAGACGTAGCCAGGTTAATATCCAGGTTCCCGACCGGATAATTTTCGTAGAGCATATACCAGGTCGCGCCCTCTTTCCAGACCACCGGCGAAGCGCAGTTCGTGACGTCGATAATCTGGCCCTGATCAGCCCAGGTCTCACCATCCGCAGACGTCCAATACCGAATGTCCTCCTCCGGATCCGCAGCCTCTTTATCCTCCGCATAGAGATAATATGTAGAGCCCACCTTGACCACATACGGATCCTCCGCCTTCCGAGCATTAATGACCGGGTTGGATGCAGACTTGGTCCAGGTGATGCCATCCGAAGAATAGGCATAGTGAATCTTCTGCGCGCCAGCAGCATTGAGCCCCGTGTACCAGGTCTTATATTCCTTGCCTGAGTCTGTTGGTTCATAGAGTACGTTCCCGATCTCGCGTATCTGAACGTCTGATTCTCCGGCGCCACCGATCGGAATGATCGGATTGGAACCTTCGTACTTCCCGATTGCTTCCGTATCCGGCAGGTCCGCAATCGTGAGACCTGACGGAGTATTAAAATTTGCAAGGCGGTTGTACTCACCGCCAGTCCCACGCGGAAAGATGCACAGGTTATCGATCGTGCTATCCAAATCCGCAAACATAAGACCGTGTTTCTTGGAGGTCTGCAGTGCTGCATCGCTGATCGTTCCCTGGCCAACGTAAGCACCGTTGTAGTGCAAGATAAACGTTGTCCCATCAGATGTGACGCGCATCGTATTGCCCGCACCATAAGCAGCCGCAGCATTCACCACCGAAGTCTCTACACCGGCCACGCGCTTAGTTAATCTGGCCGCACCGGCCGCGTGATATGTAAAGATGTAATTACTGTCATCCACGTATCTAAGAACCTGGCCAGCCACAGAAGTCCCGTTCGTAATATCCACGTCAATCATCACATCAACAGAGTCGCATTCCAGGGTGGCAATCGCTCGATTAGCAGCACCACCCAGGACCGTTCCTATAGCTTTGTTCGTGTTGATCTGAATCGTTCCAACATCAGCCGCATATGCAATCGCTTCCAATGCCTGCGCGTCAGGACCAGCAGCCTCCGAAGATCCGATCGCTCCATTACTGCGCGTAAAAGTATCGTATGCCTCCGGCTTCGGGTACATCATGGCCAGGGGAGAGCGCGCATAAGAAGAATAAGAAGCAGCCGAGTGATTAACCCATTTGGGTCTTACAGCTGCATCATTGCCCGAGGTGTCATGCCACAGCAGCTCAAAGTATCCGCTGCCCTGGCGCAAGAACAAGAAACACCCGGCAGCACGCAGAACAACAGCCATATACAGATCCTGACCGGTCGGCACCGCTCCGCCGACCTGCACATTAGCCGCGCCATTCCAATACATCACGTTAGTTGAGAAGTTGATCGCTCCGTTGTCCACATCGGCGAAGCCAACACCCACGCCCTCGCCCAATCCAATGATCACACCATTAGCCGGTGCAGCGCTCAGCTGACTGTGAATAAGCAGCACCTGACCAAAAGCTCGCGTTAATTCATCCAGATAAACAGATTCCTCGCCCCATGTTGGTGTTCCCTGGGCCGGTAGCTGAATGCGCGCATCAGCGATCTCGATGATCGTCTCGTTGTCCTGCACCTTACGCGTCCCGGGACCTGGTTCGCAGTCGGTACTATCCACAGAACCGGCCGCCAGAGTAGTAGAGAATTCGTCCTGCAGCAGATAAGCTACATTGCCAAAGATCGGAGCGTAAAGAAATAGTTTCCTGACCATCACGCCACCCTCTTAATGTCGTTGCGAGGAGCCCGCGACGAAGCAATCTCGTTTTTCACCATCATAGTCCCAGCATGATCCAGCTCACGCCCTCGCCGTTGTTGTCCGCGTCCACAATCAACGCGCTGAGATTGGAGACCGTATCGAAGATCATCACATCACCGGCCGCCAGCTCCAGGCCATTAGCTGATGTGACGTCGCTCGCGCCATCGTTGCCAATGTAAACCTGGCCAGCGTTCCCAATCAGCGCCTTAATCATCAGCGCACCATGCACCTGGCCGGAGCCCAGCGCTTCCGCAGTCCCGGCCGCTGCTACTGTCTTTTGTCCTGATATTGCCGACATGAGTCCTCCTAAGTTTGAGTCCGTCCGCCGATTCCGGCGACCTCCGTTGCTTTGTTAGTTAAAATCCTTCAGCGTCCATCTCCTCGATCGGATCCGCACGCTCCACAATCACCGGCGCCGAAGTGATCCCGATCTCCTGGTCATCCAGGACCGCGCACAGCGCAGCCGATATTAATTCGTCATCGTGCACCAGCTCGCCCATATCATTACGCGTCCCATCCGGCACACCCCAGCGCATGATGCGGCCAGGACCTTCCATCACCTGGCTCATGCAAGACTTGGCTTGTAACCAGAATTTCGTTTTAGATCCGACTGGTTCTTTATAACGACCGGTCTCAATCACCGCCAGGAACTGCCAGCCCAGCTCCGACTTCGACTTTCCGGTAAACAAGAACGGAATCACGCGCCCGGGATAAGATGCCTCCATGAAAGACGCCAGCCCAGCTCCCACGCCGGTCGAATCGATGATGATGTATTCAACGCGCCACAGCCTGGCCAGCTCCTTCAGCTGCGTGAATATCTGGGTGTGTTTAGTCCCAACCCACGTATAACGCGCCACCACCTTATAAGTAACCGCCCCCAGAGAGTCCGGAGGCAGCGTAGAAAGGTCCAGGTTAAAGATAGTCACCGCAGTCGCGTCACGAGCGGGGTTTTCCAGCAGAGCGAGCGACTCAGCGTCGATATCCTCGCCGATCGCCCCTTCATCCTCGCCAGCCACGTCGATTGTCATGGCGTAGAGCTGGCCCAACACCGGCTCAGACAATTCCACATGACTTCCCTGCATCTTAGCCAGGCGCTCAGGCGGAAACATGCCGCCCTCGGCGTCAATCTCTTCCGAGAAGAACTGAGTCTTAATCATCGGATGATTGCGCCCAAGTTTAGCGATCTGAGCAGCCACGAAATCACCATACCTCGGCACCTCCGCCGCCACATTCTCAGCGCTGAGGATCCAGACCCGCTGGACACCATCTTCGGCTTGCAGCTTTTCTGCTGCCTTGCGTTCGCGAGCAAGGAGGGTCTTCGAAGTCCAGGCAGTTCCCCAAAACACGCGCGTCGCGTTGGTTGATGCGGCCATGGGTCCGAAGTCTTTATCCCATTTGTGGATTGTGACGTCCTGAGCTTCGTCACATTGGAGGAGTACATTCGCCGTTGCTCCAACAACATTCGCTGTCTCCGATCCGGAGAGAAAATAAATGCGGGCATTACCTATCCTAAAAATGTAGCCACTTTCGCCAACCCAACTTACTATCGTGTTTCGTTCCAGGGTCCGCTCTAATCGCCGCATGGCGTTTAAGGATTGAGGTTTCCAAGTAGGAGAAGCTTTCACTAACTCTGCATCCTCAGCATTTAGGATGGACAACAAATA